GGGGCTTGTGTCGTTCTGCTTAATGTAGAATTTCATCTATGCGGCCTCATTAGCGTTCTCTACTATTACTTTATTTGGTGTGTTAGCTGATAGTACACAGAAGTTTATACTACTACCTACGGAAACTGCATTGTATGATCTATTAGATACATGTACAGCTCTACCCTGTGCAGCATTAATGTACCCTATGCCTACTTCTGGAGTACCCATTACTACGGTGACCAAGGTTAATTGGTGTAATTGGGTAATAACGGACAGACTTACGGTAGGCTCTTGAGAAACTACACCATCGGCACTTATGTAATGCGTCTGGGCTATACTTGAAATGCCTACAGAAGGCGCACCCGTAGTGATGGGAATTGCAACAGCACCAGAGGTTACAGATACAGTGGGTGAACCAATGACAGGAGGCTCTGCGTTGATGTTAGCAGCAGATAGTGAATGTGCTTGAACCAGCGTTGACGGTAGAATAACAGGTGATCCTGTCGTCAAACTATTAGCTACAATAACTTGGTCTTGTGTTATGGTAGGTGTACCGATAACGGGGGAGCCAGTAGTAATATTTACAGCAACTAATTCACCACCCTCAGAGAGGCTTGCAGCACCAATGGAAGGTGTACCTGTGGTGATATTAACGAGAATTACGGAATGTACTTGCGTAAATTCTACCGGGTCTACAGTAGGTAAACCAGTAGTAATAGGCGTTAAGGTAATGGCTATAGTTTCAGCTAAGGTAGATGCACCAATACTAGGAACGTCCGTAGTAATGCCTACAGTACTTAAGTCATGCTCTTGTGATACAATAGAGTTACCTACAGTTGGAATACCTGTAGTAATACCATTGATACTTAAATCATGATCTTGTGAAACACTGGAGTTACCTACAGTTGGAATACCTGTAGTGATACCTACACCAGTAAGGAGATAGATTACTTCAGCAACAGCCCCATCATCACCTAAGGGAGCCGAGGCGAGAGGGGAAAAGCCTAGCATTGTTTACTCCGCACTAGCCCGTGTGTCTTTGGGATCAACCCACTTTGGATTCAATTCCCACCCATTCCCATCGAAAAAATACCTGCTCGGTCGCCAATTAGATGGGAGGGTGACATTTTCATGCAGAACAACGTCGAAAGAAAGAAGCCCATATATTCTTTCCTGACCCTTCACAACATGGTCCGACAAAAGAAAAACTGTCTCCTCGTCGCCAGCAATCAATATGCTGCGATTGTCGTTCTTTAGGGTAACCGTTTTCATAAAAATCCCCTCTCTAGCTTATTGGGCCTGACTGAGAAACGGCTTGATAAGAAGTCCCGCCATCCGTTGTAATCAGGGTAATAACAAATTTTTTATTGGGTGCGCTTTGTATCTCAGGAAGTTCTACAGAACTTGGGAAAGTCAGTGTTGCGCCTTGCAGGGAGTCATACTCAGCTACAGCATCCCCCGAATAACCTGTGATATATAGTTTTTTACCGTCGTCGGGCTTAAAGAATAGTCCTGAGGAGTTGCCCTCTACGTCTAGCACAAGCAAAGAATTACTGCTTTGAGTAGCGGTGGATATGTCCCATGCAGTCGAAAGATCGTACTGTATAATTAAGTCCGAAAACCAACCAATAACAAACAGCTTGCTGCCATCTGGGGTAAAGCTAAGATCTGAGGGGGTCAATTGATCCGTCGTAGGCAATTCTGCCTCAAAAGAGGCTGTGTTTATAGACCAAGCCGTAGACAAGCCGTATTGAAAAATCTTGTCTACTTGGTCGTCTACAATATACATCTTAGTTCCATCAGACTTGAAGAACACATCTGTTGGTCCGGCTAGCCTTGATGCATCTGTGAATAACCTGACGAAAGACGCCGTTGAGATGTCCCAAGCAGTAGAGAGGCTGTATTGATTTACCTCATCATTTTGAATACCTACTATAAACATTCCTGTGCCATCTGACTTGAAAAACAAACCGGACGGGGATGTTTCTTGTAAGGAAACAGAAAAGGAAATGCTGTCGTAACTAGCACTAGAGATGTCCCAAGCAATAGATAAGGAATATTGATAAACAGCGTCCGTATTCCCGCCCATAATATACATTTTAGTGCCGTCAGACTTAAAGAACAAGCCTTGTGGGGCTGAATCGTTTGTAGAAACAGAAAATTTCTTCCCTGTGTATACGGCATCACTAATGGAGAAACCGCCGATGGCCTGATAGTCAATCACAAGATCAACTTTATCTACAGTTGAAGCATTGCTGAACGTATAGGTCACATTCTGGTCAACCGTAGAGACAAATATGTCCGCAGCGGAAAAGTCTACAGTCTGACTAGCACCCGAGATTGATGCCGCTGATAGAGAAAAGTCTGCGTCCGTAGCCGACACATACACCACCGCACTACCCGTAAGGTTCAAGGCAGCATCAGCATTGGAACTCTCGCTGACAGTCCGCGTCAGGGTTGTGCCAGTAGCCGTGTAGGTGCCTGTACCAATCTCCCAGTCAGTACCATCCTCAATGACGTAGCGAACCACATCAGAGTTTACTACACCAGCATCAGCAAACGACTGGTAGCCTGCCTCAGCAGTGCCAAGGGTGATTGTCCCAGTACCAGTGGTGGCCGTGGTCATCTTGGCTCTGTTGACGAGAGTTACCATTTAGAGAACCTCTTTAGGCTGGATCAGGGATACCGATAGCTACGGACGACAGTGTGAAGGTGTTACCAGAAGTAACCGCTTGTGATGCAGAGAGGGAACCTGTGGCTAGAAGGCGAGAGTTGACAGTATCTACAATAGCGTAGTGGGTAGCTGTACCCGTACCTGTGACTGAACCATCAGTAATGGCTGCTACAGTAACCTCACGACCACCACCTGCACGGTCAGCAGGAGCACCAATACTCAGGCTGGTAGAGTTACCTAGAGTGTTAGTACTTGTAGCAGCTACATAGGTAGTAGCCTCAATAGAGGTAATATCAATACGGTTAGCTTCAGTGTCTAGGACGGTTAGCCCGTTGTCGAACACTCGATCATTAAGAGTAGCCATTATTTGTTTCCTAGTCCTTTTGCGTTACTGTACGCTAGTTGTAGCTTAGGCTTAGTATAGCCATTCATCATTAAGTCAGTTAAGGCCCAAACCATAGCGTCTAGGCGGTCTGGAGAGCCAATAGACCCTAGTGGTTCCCAAGTTCTAAGTTGAGTCTCTAGTTCGTTAAGGTTAGCCCCATCTTCAGGGTTCCTTACGTGTTTAACTAGACCACGCTCATACAAAGCGGAAATAGGTTCAGCACGGGCATACTTACCACGGGAGGCTCTCACAGCCTTGTAAGGGACTGTCTCATCTTCACCGTGGATAGTCTGCTTAACCATGTCACCGCCTTGGTTGACTTCTGCTACAATCCTATCAGCCTCATACTTGTGGTAGAGTTCAATAGCTTTGTTAGCCCATCCTTGGGGGGATAGTTTAGCTGTATAATCACCTAAGATGTAGCCTATGCCATTGACGTCTACACCAGCTACAACAATACCAGTCATGTCAGACTCAGCATTACTTGTAACAGCAGGATCAAGTGCTACAACAATACGATTTAGGTGGGGGAGGTCTTCTCTGTTTATCTGGCAGTTATCTAAGGTCTCTGTAGTCCATAGAGCGCCTTCAGCTTCCTCTAGTACCTCAGCATACAACTCTTGCTTACCTAGCCTAGTACCCTCGTAAAGGGCCTTAACAGAGGTAAGGTAAGTATCAGCTAGGTTAGCAGAGTTATCGAAGGTAGAACCTGTAGTGATGATAACCTTAGGGTCTTCCCCTTGTGCGCCCTTAAGGATTGTCCTAATCAACTTAGTAGGCTTGGGGGTAGTAGTAATACAGATACGAGGGTGTTTACCTAGACGAAGGCAGAACTGTAGCATATCCCAAGTATCTTGATCTTTATTCCATGCAGCGGTCTCATCACACCATGCAGCACTAAACTGTGGTCCACGTAGACGTTCAGGCTCTTCAGCACTATAGAACTCTACTTTAGCACCATTAGCCCATGTCAGGCTTCTCTTGGTAGGCGACCACTCAGGGTAGCCCATATCTTGACCTTTGTAGGTCTTATCACCCTTAAAGCAGCAATTCAGGAAACCTGACTCACCCTTGACCATAACACGCTCGATATCGGAGTTAGTGGAGGCTACAGCAGCAATACGCTTATGCCCTAGCTTAACTTGCTCTCTTACCCACTCTACACCAGCCCTAGTCTTACCAAAACCCCTACCAGCATTGATAAACCATACATTCCATTGGTTGCCCTCAGGTGGTAACTGTTGTGGTCTAGCCCAGAACCTCCAGTCGTACTTGAGGTCTTCAGCTTGCTTGGGGGATAGCTTCTTTAATACTTGCTGTAGTTTATCTTTGGGTAAAGCTCTAAGTGCATCAGCCGTTAGAGTCTTCTTTTGGAGTGTCGGGGTCATGTTTCATAACCTTAATCATCTTCTGGGGCGAGACTATTCATCTCTAGGGTCCAAAGGTTTATCTAAGTCCAGACCTGCACCTAAGGTGTCATCTAAGTCAAGTCCTAGCAACTCAGCAAGCTGGTCAATAGCACTAAGGTCTTCATCCGCACTATCCTGCTCAACTTCAATATTAGTGCTAGTGGGCGACCAACCAGCCTTACTACGAAGGAACAACTCTTGGCTAGGGAAGTGTCCGTACTCACCTTCCTCCAAAGCCCTCTTGATTACCTTAGATGCTACAAGCCCATTGATCTCAGCACGAGCAGCCTCAAGGTCACCTTTGTAATACTTATAGAATGTATTAAGGGAACGAGGTGCATCAGCAAACTTAGCTTGGACTTCACCTACAATATCCTTAACGGACAAACCCTCTTTGACACGCTTCTGCACAAGGTTGGCAATAGCTTTATTCTTACCGATCTTGTTAATTGGTGCGCCGAAGTTGCTCATGTTGCTTGGGTGTCCTGTGGGTGATACCTTAGGCTCACCTAAGGTGTATCTGGTAGTCTTTAGTACCCAACCCACCCAAGATATAACCTACGGGCTGTATGAAGCTCTCCGTGGCTCTTAGGGGGTTGGTATGAGTTTACTACAAGTGACTTATGTAGTAGTTATAATATGTATCTAGTGGGGGTTATTATTCCTACTACGTAGGTATCCCTAAGGTGGTAGCGCATGTGGCTAAAGCCTGATACTACAAAACCTAAGAGGCGTAGTCTCGACTACTTAAGGTGGTAGACCATGTACCTATGGAAATGAACACCATCTAGATTAATACTACACAATATACAATACTTAAGGTGGTAGCGCACTTAGGTGCATACTTAAGTGCCACTTGAGTAATGAATACTATTTAGATTATATATTCTTGATGAGTTCTTATACTTAAGTGGCACTATAGTATGTACTTAAGTTCTTTACTTCTTATTGATTTGTTACTTGGTGTAGTTAAGCACTTAAGTGATGAAACATTGGTAATACCTGTGTTGTTTCCCCCTACCCCCATATATAAGTCCTTTTCTAGGGATTTTACCCAAGAAAAACCAAAGTATTTTGCATGTTTCTTCTAAGTCATTGAAAAGGCTCATTTGAATCTTTATCACTTTTTGTTACAGTTCTCAAATGTTACAGTCACATCACGGAAAACCCCCTAGGAACCTTCTGTGAACCGCCCTTATGACCCTATCATCCGTCTCTGTAGACAAACAATCTTCAAAGTCTTTAATCCTTTTAGGTGTCATCGGGATAACTAGCCCACGAGGGCCTATAAGATTATTCAGTCTAGAGCTAATAAAGCAACAATTATCCGGTGAGTAAACGTAGGTACACCCTAGTAGGTCTTTGTCTAGAGCCTTTCCTTTGTAATCCTGACCATCCATCCAAGAGGAGAATGAAGACAGTAAATGCCAAGACTCCACTACCGAGCAACCTTTGTAACTTGGTGCGTCCTCTTGAAAATAATCACTGTAGCACCGATGCAGCATTCCTGTCCATTTGATGTACTGGATAGTACCAGAAGACTTTCTTACATCGTTAGTACCAACCCCAAGCACATTTTTAGTCCTGTTATTAACAATCATTCTACCACTCCTTTGATTTCCTTAACTTAGCACATCTTATGATTAATAGTCAACACACTTTATGTTTCAATACTGTAACAATTCGTGATTAGGGGCGTAGTCTCGACTACTTAATGCCCTATAGATATTACTTGTGTGATTCATGCAACACTTAAAGTAAATTCTTTCTTTTGGATTTCTCAGGGGCTACCGACACCCGCGAATCACTCAGCCCATAATCCTAGGGTCCCACGAATGTCAAGCCCTAATCGACATGGAGTACTAAAGAATCATCGAGTGTGGCCTAAGTATCGCATGGGTAATCTGGACACAAGTCAATAGCTAAATCTAATTGTGTAGGAATAAGTCTAGGGTGTGACATATGTGCCACAGTTGTATTAATGTCATGGGTATCAATTACTTAGGGGATAGGCCGAAAGAATCATTGACAAGAGACTTAGGGATTCGCAGCACCCATGACTTACCACACCAACACCTAGTTGCGAGTCATTCGCAAGTGTAACGCATGGGAAAACCCTTGCTATACGGTTGTATAACAAGGGCAATATGTCCAGATAAAGCCCGCTACATGGGCAACTAGCTTGGCCTATAGTGACAGCACCAAAACCAATGTCACGCCTATGCAGGCAAGCCACAGGGCGTCTGCTACTAT